CCGATCTAGCAAATTAAGCACGGCGTGAAATTCTATGCCTGCAACGACTTCTGAGCAGCCGCGGAATCCAGTCGGCCGGCCGCGGCTCTCGAAGGCCGAAAAGGATCGGCGTGGCACGACGGAGCAAACCCAGCTCGATCCGTCCGAGTTACCGCCCGCACCCGCAGCCCAACGCGATCGCTTCAAGGTGACACGGCGGGCGTATACCACCATTGCGCGGACGTATGCCGCGAAGGTCGGGAGCGGCGAGATCGTCGCGTGCAAGTGGGTGCGGCTCGCGTGTGCACGGCAGGAACGCGATCGTGCGCAGGCGCAGCAGGATCGGGCGTGGCCGTATCGCTGGGACGAGGCGCAGGCGGCGGCGGTGTGTGCGTTCGTCGAGCAGCTCCCGCACGTCGAAGGGAAGTGGGCCACGCCCACGATCCGGCTAGAACCTGCGCAGATCTTCCTATTGACCACGCTCTTTGGCTGGCGGCATCGCACGGATCCGAGTCGGCGGCGCTTTACGACGCTGTATTGGGAACTGGGCCGCAAGGGGGCGAAATCAACGCTGATGGCGGCGATCACGCTCTATCACCTCTTGCGGGAAGACGAACCCGGGCCGATGGTGATCTGTGGGGCAACGACGGGATCGCAAGCGCGGATCGTGTTCAGCATTGCGCAGCAGATGATTACGCGGTCGTCCTGGTTACGCGGGCAACGCTTGCGCACGTTCGTCAATGCGATCTGCTTGATGGACGGACAGACGTCCATTGGCACCATGAAGCCGATCAACGCGAAGGCCTCGACGCAGGATGGCTTGAATCCGAGCGTGATCTGTTTGGATGAATCGCACGCGCAACACTTCGAGTTGCATGACGTGTTGAAGTCGGCGCAGGGGGCGCGGCGCAATCCGCTACTGCTCTGTCCGACGACGGCGGGCTACAACCAGCTGTCCGTGGGCTATGCGCTGCGCACGACCGTCACGAAAGTGCTGGAGGGCGTGTATCAGGCGGATCACCTACTCGGGCTGATCTATACGCTAGACGACGGCGACGATTGGCGCGATTCGCGGCTCTGGATCAAAGCGAATCCGATGCTCGGCGTGACGCCGTTGCTGGATCAGATGCAACGCTATTGCCTCGATGCGCAGCAGACCCCGGGCCTCGAAGGCGAGTTCAAGGTGAAGTGCTGCTCGCAGTGGGCGAATTCGGCGTCGGCGTGGTTGTCGATGACGCATTGGGACGCCTGCGCGGATCCGACGCTGCGGCTGGATCAGTTTCTGGGGCAGCCGTGCTGGATCGGGGCGGACCTCGCGCAGCTCGACGACCTCGCGGCGGTGGCGCTGGTGTTTCCGCGCGACGATTCGCTCGTGGCCTTCGTGCGGTGTTATCTGCCGGCCGACGTCGTGGCGGAACGGGCGCGAGCGGTGCCGGAGTATCGCCTGTGGCATGAACGTGGCGAACTCGTGACGACGGAGGGCACGATGATCGACTTCTCGCGCATCGAGACGGATCTCCGCGCGTGGTGCGCCCAGTTCGACGTCCGTGACATTTGCTTCGATCAATTCGGATCGATTCAGCTCGCGGGCGCGCTGTTTAATGCCGGCTTTCCCGCCCGGCAGGAACAGAAGAACGCCAAGACCACCACGCCCCCGGCGCGGGAACTCGAAGCGCGGATCAAACATCGGCGCTTCCGGCATGATGGCAACACGTGTCTCCGCTGGCAGGCGTCCAATGTGGTGGTGCGGCGCGGCGTGAATGATTCGCTCTTGCCGATGAAGGATCTAACGGAGTCGCCGAACAAGATCGACGCGATCGACGCGCTGATCTCCGCGATCGGCGGCTGGCTGCGCCTCGACGCCGCGATGCCGGACTATTCCGTGCAGGTCATGGGATGAAGCCGCCACGGCGGCTGGGGCGCCCGCCAATCGCCGACGATGACACGTCCACGCGCGTGGGTCTCACCCTGCCGACGAAACAGTTCGACGCGCTCTGCAAGCAAGCGCGGCGCGAGGACATCAGCGTCGCGGAAGCCATCCGGCGGCAACTCAACCGCATAATTAAAATGCAAAAACCCTAGCCTCCCGCGGCGCGGCCGTAAACTCCCGCGCACGCATGCAACTCGAACGGGGTTACGCGCTGTTTTCCGTCAAGTCGATTGACGACGACGAGCGTGTGATTGAAGGGGTCGCCTCGACGCCGACGCCCGATCGGTGGGGCGATGTGATGGATCCGTTCGGCGCCGAATTTACGCTGCCGATGCCGTTCCTGTGGCATCACGGCCGGAAAGAACCGATCGGCGAAGTCTTCGAGGCGCACCCCACGAAAGATGGCATTTGGATTCGCGCCCGCGTCTCGCGGAGTGAGACGCCCGGCGCGGTGCGCGATCGGCTCGAAGAAGCCTGGCAATCGTTTAAGGCGACGCCCCCGCTGGTCCGCGGCCTCTCCGTGGATTGGGGATCGAAAGCGTCGCAGCGCATCCCTGGCACCACCTATACCCGGCATACCAAGTGGATTTGGGGCGGCTTAAGCGCCGTCACGATTCCCGCGAACGTCGACGCCACGATCACGCGCGTCAAAGAACTACACCGAGCCGCGTCCGGTTACCCCACATCGCTCGCGGCGCCGCCGCGGCAGGAGAAGACTATGGCCACGCAGACCGCCGCCGAACACGTCCAGAACATCGAGAACAAGCGCGCCGCGCACGTCGCCCGCATGGCAGAGATCATGAAAACCGCCGCGGATGACAACCGGACGTCCGAAGACGGCGAAGCCAGCGAACACGACGCGCTCGCGCTCGAGGTCAAGAAGTTTGACGAAGATCTGGTCCGGTGGCGCGGCCTCGAAAAGCTCCAAGTCGAGACGGCGAAACCGGTGCTGCCGCTCGAGGCGAAGCACTTCGGGCACGTGTCCGTGCGATCGAATGTCGAGCCGGGGATCAAGATGGCGCGGTTCGTCATCGCGAAACTCGCGAGCCGCTTCGATGGCTGCAACGCGGCCACGTATGCCGAACAGCGCTGGGCCGATTCGACGCCCGAAGTCGCGCTCGCCCTCAAGGCGGCCGTGGCGGCGGGCAACACGACCGATGCGACCTGGGCGAAGCCGCTGGTGAATCCGGCCATCACCGACGATTTCTTGCCGCTGCTGCGGGCGGCGACGATCATCGGGAAGATCGCCGGGCTGCGGAAAGTGCCGTTCAACGTGAACGTCCCGGCGCAAACCGGCGGCGGCACGGTGGCGTGGGTCGGCGAGCTGAAGCCGAAGCCCGTCACGGCGATGGCCTTCGCGATGGAGAGTCTTGGCTTCAACAAAGTCGCGGCGATCGTCGTGCTCTCCCAGGAACTCGTGCGGTTCAGCAACCCCTCGGCCGAAGCCGTGGTCCGCGATTCGCTGGTGAAAGACATCGCCGCGTATCTCGATGCGCAGTTCATCAATCCGGCGGTCGCGGCGGTCGCGGGCGTGAATCCGGCGTCGATTACGAACGGGGCGCCCACGGCGGCGGCGACGACGAACCCGCTGGCCGACATCCTCGGGCTGATCAACCACTTCGCGACCAATAACATTCCGGTCGACGGGTTAACGTTCCTGCTCTCGCCGGCGAACGCGCTGGCGCTGTCGTTCCGCACGAACCTGGACGGCTCGCCGGAGTTCCCCGGCATCGGGATCAGCGGCGGCACCTACAAGGGGCTCCAGTTCATCACCTCGAACACGCTGACGACGAACGTGGTCGCGCTCGCGCCGCAATACATCCTGATGGCCGACGATGGCGGGGTGACGATCGACGCCTCGACCGAAGCCTCGTTGCAGATGGACAGCGCGCCGATGTCGCCGGTCGATGCGACGACCGTGTATGCGTCGATGTTCCAAATGAACGCCGTGGCGCTCAGGGCGGAACGCTACATCACGTGGAAGCGCGTGGGCGCGAACACCGTGAAGTATTTGACCGCCACCGCGTGGCCCTCGCCCACGGGCACCACGCGCGGCGCAGACGAGCCGCTCGCGAAGAACGGCAAGCACTAACCCGCCATGCAGCTCTTCGGGTATGAGCTGACGCTCGCACGGAAAGCGGCGCCCCCACTCGCGGCGACCAATGCCAATCTGTGGTCGCCGTGGGTGCAGGAGCCGTATACCGGCGCGTGGCAGAAAAACGATCCGCTGACGACCGAAGCGGCGCTGAGTAACTCCAGCGTCTTCGGCTGCGTCTCGGGCATCGCCCAGGACATCAGCAAGATCGCGCCGCCACTGCTGCTCGAACGCGACGACCGCGGGTTCTGGGCCGAGACGGTCAATCCCGCGTATACGCCGGTGTTGCGCCGGCCGAATCGCTATCAGACCGATCAGCAATTTCTCGAGCAGTGGGCACTGTCGCGCTTGCTGACCGGGAATGTCTACGTGCTGAAGAACTACGACGAGCGCGGCGTCGTGAATCAGCTCGACATCCTGAACCCGACGCGCGTGAAGGTGCTCGTCGCGCCCGATGGCAGCGTCTACTACGAGCTGCAACCGGACGATCTCGCGGGCATTCCCAGCGATACGCCGCCGCTGATCGTGCCGGCGAAAGACATCATTCACGACCGCTACAACTGCATCTATCACCGGCTGCAAGGCGTGTCCCCGCTCTATGCGGCGGCCGCAGCCGTGTCCCAGGCGCACGTCATTCAAAGCAGCAGCAGCAACCACTTCGCGAAGGGCGGGCGCGTCGGCGGGTTCCTGATTGCGCCGACGAAGCTCGATCCCATGTCCGCCGCGCGCATCGAGGCGCAACTCGCCGAGAAGGCGAAGACGGCGAACAGCATCATCGTGGCGGACTTCGGGATGAAGTTTGAACCGTTCTCGGCGACGGCGGTGAACTCGCAACTGATCGAGCAGCTCGGCTGGACGGAAGAAAAGATTTGCGAAGTGTTCCGGATGCCGATCTCGATCCTCAACAGCAGTAAGCAGCCGCCGTATGCGAACGCCGAAGCCTCGCAGCTCCAATACAAGTCCCAGTGCCTGGAGCCGCACCTGACGGCGATCGCGAAGACGCTGGGTTACGGGCTGAACTTGCCGGCGTATCTGAAACTGGAATTCGATGACACGTTGCTGATCTGGATGGACACGCTCACGCGCGTGCAAGCGGCGCAAGCCGCGATCGTCTCGGGCATGTCGCCGAACGAAGTCCGGGAGACGTATTACGGCCTCGGGCCGGTGCCCGGGGGCGAGCTGCCATACCTGCAGCAGCAGAACTGGCCCGTCTCGAGCCTGGCGGAACGCACGACGCCCGCACCCGAACCGGAACCCGAACCCGCGCCAGAACCCGAGCCCGAACCGGAGCCCGCGGCATGACGCTGGAATTCTCGCGCGTCACGCTGCCGCCGCTCTGGACGGTCGATCAGGCGAAGGTGCATCTGCGCATTATGGGCACGGCGCACGATGCGGACATTGCGCAGAAACTCGCGGCGGCGCAGGAAGCGATCCTGGCGTATCTCGGCACGGCGGCCGATCCGTCGTGGGATGCGGCGAGCGCACCAGCGGCCGTCACACACGCGATCCACTTGCTAACCGCCCACTATTACGAATGGCGCGGCGACGGCGAGCCGCCCAATCCGTGGCCGATGATCTACGAACTGCTTGCGGCGTATCGCGATCCCACGGTGGCCTGATGCCGCGCGGGGATTGGCGCCATGCCGTGACGTTGCAAAACCCGGGGCCGGCGGGGACGTGGACCGATCTGGACCCGGCGACGTGGTACGTGAGCCTGTCACAAGTCACCGGCGACAATATCGGCGTCTTTTACGAGCCGGCGGCCGGCACGCCGATTAGTTCCGCGACGTATCTGGTGCGCGGGGATTTTCACCCGGGCGTGACGACGCAGACGCGGATGGTGTTAGGCAGTCAAACGTTTGCGATCACCAGCGTCGATAACGTCGACATGCGCGGCATTGAGATGGCCTGCTCCGCGGTGCCGCTGGTGATGTAAATGCCGATCCAAGCCACGTTGACGATTCAGGGGCTCGCCGAACTCAAGCACGCGCTCGCCAACCTGCCGCAAGAACTCAAAGGGCAGGCGACGCAGATCGTGCTCGACACGGCCTATGCGGCGGCGAAAGACGTCGAGAGCCAGTATCCGATCGGCCCGGGCACGAGCAAGAACGGTCGCAAGATTCCGCCGGGGCAGTTACGTAAAGGCGTGAAGGTGTTTCCGCTCGCGGTCGGGGCCTTCGCCGTGGCCGCGCAAGTGCGGAGCACGTCGCCGCACGCGTGGTGGCACGAGAACGGCTGGAAGCTCAAGCCGCGCGAGACACGCAAGAAGTGGTCACGCGGCACGATGTTCGGCGTGAAGGGCGTGCCGCGCCCCGTGTTTGTGCCGACGATGATTCGGCATCGGCGCGTGATGTATCAGAAGCTCGCTATGTTACTGGAATCCGTGGGACTGCTCGCCAAGCACGACGAAGCGGCGTGACGTCCTTAACGGCGCGTTAACGACAAGAGAGAGGGTGCAGCGATGATTATTTCCGGGCGCAACGGTGAAGTGTCATGGGATCCCACGGGCGGCGCGACAACGGTGCCGATTCTCTCCCTGAATGCGTTCACCGCCGAATTTAAAACAGAGTTCGAGGATGTCAGTTGCTACGGTGACGTAAACCGCGTCTGGCTCCCGGGGATGAAAGATTCGTCGGGCAGTCTCAGTGGTTTTTTTAACTCGGAAGAACTCGCGCTGTTCGAGGCGGCCGAACAGGATACCCCCGGCACACTCAAGCTGGTGCCCAGCACGACGGAGCCGCTCGTGTTCTGGACCGGCCCCGCCTATATGGACGCCTCAATCGATTCGAGTCTCTCTGCGCCAAAACTTTCAGGCACCTGGAAAGCGGCCGGCCCGTTCCTGCTCAATGGCGGCGTGTTGAGTGCCACGGCGAAGGCCGCGCGGGCGCGCCGACTCAGACAGGCGGCACCCGACGCGGCGTAGCGGGCGCCCGTGTTTAGCACGTTAGCGGTCACCGGCGTCGCGGGCGCCGTGCTGTGGGGGCACCGGACGGCGATCGTCGTGGCGCGCTGGCGCATCGTGCGCACGAAAGACACGGGCGGTGACTGGATCTTGTCGGCCGCGATCACGCGGATCGATAAGTTCCAGTCACGCCAGGCGCCGCTCCTGTTTACGGCGCCTCGGCCGGGCGGGTTTTGGATGTGGCCCGTCGACGCGATCGAAATCGGGGACACGAGCTTGTTGGCATACTTGGGACCGCCGGAGCGGTAGAACGGGGATCACATGGGCCGCTGTCGTATCGCCTCATCCGACATCATGCGCCTGTCGCTGTCGGGCGGCGATTTTCTCACGGTGAAAAAAGAACTCAACGCGGGCGAAGGGCTCGACCTCGAAGGCGAACCCGTGCCGCGCACGCTCGCCGTCATCCTCGCGTATCTCGTCGGCTGGTCGTTTGTCGGCGAGGACGATCGGCCGATTCCCTACAGTCCGATGCAATCGAACGAGGAACGGCGCGACACATTGCGCAGTCTCGACACGGCGACGATGGACGAGATCGTCGAGGCGCTCGGGCCGCACCTCCGCGCGACTCGCCGCGCGGTTGAGGAAAAAAAAACGACCCCGGCACCCGCGCTCGCATCATGACGACCCTCGCCCTCTGCAAGATCATGGGGATGAGTTACGACGACGTGCGCGCGTTGCCGCAAGCCGTCTATGAAGTGCTGATCGAAGATCTGCACGCGCGGCAGCAGGCCCAGGAGGCGGCCGTCTAATGGCGCAACTGTCCGGCGTCATGACGGCGGACTTTTCGGACTTCTACTTCGAGGTCGATAAGTCCGTCGTGAAGCTGAAAGAGATGGAGGGCGCGTCGGGGCACACGAATGCGGCGATGGGGGATTTGAGCGCCGGGTTGGGCGTGGCCGACAAGACGCTGAATGCCCTCGGTATTCACATCGGCCCGCAGATTCAGGCGATCCGGGAACTCGGCAATGTGTCGGGCCTCACGTTTGAAAAGCTCGGCCTGTGGGGGTCGCTCGGGCTGGCGGCGAGTGTCGGCGCGGCGACCTACCAGATCACGACAATGGCCCTCGAATTTACGGGGCTGGATAAAGCGATCGCGGGGGCGGTGGATGCGTGGGCGGGGTTCGATGCGCAGCGTGCGGGCGCGGCGATGGACGTGCTGGCGCGCGCCACACAGATCGCCGGCCGGGAGATTAAAGATTTCGATACGGCGATGCAGATTATCAAGACGCACAATCGCGAAGTCGCCGAGAGCTTCAACACCGGCGCGCAACGTGTCGCCGACTGGAATCGCGAGATCGCGGCGCATAAGGCGGACATGCCGCAGATTACGGCGGAGCTGAAAAACCATAGCTCCACGGTGCAGCAACTCGCCCAGCATTACGGCATCAGTCGGGAGGCGATCGAGTATTACACCCGGCGCGTCACCGAAAACGCGGCGACCCTCGCGAAGTGGCACGAGGCGGAAGACGCGGCACTCAAAAAAGTGCGGACGGCACAAGACGAACTGAACGAAGCCACCGGGCACTGGCATCAGACGCTGACGACGATGGCGCCCGCTGTGATCGCGGCCGGCATGAACGCGCTCAGTCTCGGCGTCTCGCAAACCACGGTCGCGACGGCGATGGGCTTGTCGGCGGCGCAAGTGGAGGCGCTCGATCGCCAGATGAAGTTGAACCTCGCGACGATGGCCGCCACGGAGCCCGCGCTCGGGACGTTGGATCAATGGATTAAGACGAACGTGGGCGATACGAAAGCGTGGAACACCGAATGGCGCTTTACATCCGAGGTGATCGATACGCAAGTTATCCCGTCTCTGGATGCGGTGACGGCGAAGGCGGTGACGGCGTCGGCGACGATCGCGGCTGTGACGGGCGCGTCGGCGGGCGTGCCGCCGGGCATGACGCAGATGTCCCCGGGGAACGCGCCCGTGGGGATCAATACCGGGAATATTACCTACGGCACGCTCGGGAGCTTTGAGGCGACGTTCGCGGAATACCAGCGGCGCCATCCCTCGGGCGGCATGCTCGGCGGGGCGATTGGCGGCGGGCCGCCGGCGGACTTCCTCACGTGGGCCTTGTCGATGGGCCTCGCGCAACGGGCACCGACCGTGAACAATGTGTTCAACATCGTCGACACGGAAAGCGGGATCGCGCGGCGCGTCGGCGACACGATCACGAGTCAGGTGCAACGGGGATCGCTGGTGAACTAATGCCGACGATGCCCGCCGTCCTCGGCCCGAATACCCGCCTGAATAACTTCCGGCTGGGGTATCTCCCGGCGGATGTCGTCGCCGAACGCCCGACGCATATCCGCGTGATCATCGGCGGGATCGACGTGGCGCGGCCGGATGCGCCCACGCGCGTGCTCTACAAGTCGATGACGATTCAGGACCGCGTGTATGACGAGCCGAACACGTGCGCGCTGACGCTGATCGGGGCGGCCCCAACGGTGGGCGCGGCGATCGAAGTGTGGGTCAACAGCAACGCGCCCGTGCTCTTGTTCAACGGCGAGCTGCAAACCGTCGAGCAGACGTATAAGGGCCGGCCGTCCACGGTGGTGCATCCGGTGACGGCGATCGATGACACGGCGCGGGCGAATCGCCGCCGCCCGCTGATGCCGTTCGTGAACGTGTCGGCCACGACGATCGCGCAAACGCTGATGGCGACGTTCGCCCCGGGCTTTTCGAGTGCCGGCGTGGAAGCGAATCTCCCGCCCGTCACGATCACCTTCGACGGATCCGAAGGCGGGATGAAAGGCTGCCTCACGGCGCTCGCGAAGCTGATCGGCGCCTACTGGTATTTTGAACTCCGCACGCTCTACTTCTTCGTCACGCCGCCGGGCGGGGCGCCCGATCCGATTGACGACACGCCGGGCCGCTTCCTGCACGAGCCGGCGATCACCTGGAGCTACGACAAGTCGCAAGTGCGGACGCGCGTCTATGGGAAGGGCGCGAGCACGCAGATCGCGACGACGATCGCCGCCGGCACGGATCTCGTCCCGGTGCGCGAGGCGACGATGTTCAACCCGGCGGGCGGGAAGGCGATCGCGGGCTTGTCACCGGAAGCGGCGGCCTCGCGGATTCTCACCTATACCGGCGTCCAGCTCGGCGGCGGCGGTGGCCTCGTGGGCCCGGGCGCGGCGCCCAGTGCCCCGCCTGCCCTCGCGCCGCTCGACGGCGCGGGCATGGAGGCGGGCGCGCACAGCTACGGCTACACGTTCACGACGGCGAGCGGCGAATCGCTCGTCAGTCCGACCGCCGCGATCACCGTGGGCCCGCTCGCGGCCCCGGCGACGGCGCTGGTCGCGGGCGCCCCCACGGCGGGCGGGGCCGTGCCGCCGGGCACCTACCGCTATACCGTGTCGTTCGTCACGGCGATCGGAGAAACGACCGGCGCCCCGCCGAGTCTGCCGGTGACGACGACGGCGCCCGCGCCGGTCACGCCCCCGCTGGAGCCGAACTTCGTCGCGTGGAATAACCAGCTGCCCCACTTGGCGCCGGGGCGGTATTACTACGCCTACGGGTATCAGACCGCGCTGGGATCCACGCTGCCGGGGCCGACCCACTGGTGGGATCAACCGGTGTGGCCGATGGATCAAGGGTCGGCCGCGCCCACGCAAGAGATGCGCACCTGTCGATCGACGGATGCGCGGGTGACGCATATCAACATCTATCGCACCACGGTCGACGGCTCGGCGTTGCGCTTGCTCACGCAATATCCGAACGGACCGGACGCGCTGTTCGTGGACCGGGGGCAATACGCGCTCGGCGCGGCCGCGCCCACGGTGGACACGAGCGCGGGGCCGAGTCTACAAACCGTCCCGCTGTCGCAGGTGCCGACCGGGCCGTCGAACGTCACGGCGCGCCGCATTTATCGGGAAGGCGTCGGCTGGTGGTATCTCGTCGGCACGATCGCGAATAACACGGCGACGACGTTTACCGATACGGCCGCCAGCACGGGCGCGAGTCTGCCGGGCACCAGCACGGCGGTCTCGGCGCAAGTGCGCGTGACGCTCCCGCTCGGCGCGTCGGCCGTGACGGGCCGCAAGATTTACCGCACGGCGGCGGGCCTGACGGCGTTACGGCTGCTGGCCACACTCGGCGACAACACGACGACGACCTACACCGATGCCGCGCTCGATAGCGTGTTGGGCGCGGCGCCCCCGGTCACGGACACGTCGAGCCTCACGCAGCCCAATGGGCAAGTCCCGGCGGGCGTGACGGAAATCATTGTCGCGAATCCGGCGGCCTTCGCGGCGGCCGGCGGCTGGGCCGTCGTCGGCAACGGCGAGCAAGTGATCCGCTACACGGGGAAGACGGCGAACAGCCTGACGGGCATTCCCGCGACGGGGCCGGGGGCGCTCGTGGCCAGTGTCAGCTACAACAGCACGATCACCGTGGCGCCCGCCCTGGTCGGTGTGACGGGCGTGCTGGAACAGATCCTCCGCAGTGCGCCGATCCATGTGTGGGTGCAGCGGGACGATCTCGCGGCGCAGAGTGCCATGGCGGCGCTCGACGGCAGCGGCGATGGCGTGTATGAGCACATCTGGAGCGATGAACGGCGATCCGAACCGTCGTTGATCCAGGTGTGCGACGCGCAGCTCAAACTGTATAGCCGGCCGCTCGTCACCGTGACGTATGCGACGCGCGATCTCAAAACGAAAAGCGGGAAGACGGTGTTGATTGTGCTGTCGTCGCCCGCGATTCAGGCGTCGCTGCCGATTCAGGACGTGACGATCTCGGAACTGGGCATCAAGGGCTTGCTGCCGAAGTTCACGGTCACGGCGAGTAACGCGCGCCAATCGTTCGAGGCGATCTTACAAATGCTGATCCGAAAGGCGGACGCCTGATGGGGATTGATCGCGCGCCCTGGAATGCGCTATCGACGACGAGGGCGCACCGGCTCGCTCAGGGCGCGGTCGATACTCCAGCCGTGCAACATGTCGATATAAGGGCGGTAGTCTGATGCCAATTGATCGTGGTCCCTTTAATCTACTACAAGATGACGACGGCTCGAACCTCGTCGGCTCGGTCTGGAATAAAGCCGCCATCAAGACGGTCATCCTCGATCCCGTCGATGCCCTCGTCGGCACGCGGATCGACGTGGCGTATTCGGCGAGCTGGTATGGCCCGGAGGCGGGCGTGTGGACGGTCGAGGCGGCCGATCAGATCACCTACAGCTATAGCATCGTCGGGAAGCTCGCGACGATCACGGTGTTCCTCTATGGCACTGAGCTGAGCGGCGTGACGACGCAGGCGTTCCGCATCTATTACACGTTCGGGACGGCGCTGCACACGGTCGGGGCGCCGCTGGCCTATGTCGGGCCGGTGACCGGCACCGGCTTTGTGCAGGCCACGGCGGGCACGAACTATCTGCGGATCCTCCGCGACATCGCGGGCACGCCGTGGCCGATCGGGACAGGCTACGGCCACGTCTTTTCCTTCGCGTTCTGGTTGCAATAGAAAGGCACGCATGGCCGCTCCGTATCCGCCCCAAGGGAATCAGCAGCCACACACCGAACGCCCGCTCAAGATCTACGCGGAGCAATATGTGAGCGGGCAGCCGCTCCCGATCGGGACCGTGACCGATCCATTCCCGCCGGTCTTCCCGGAGGCGACGCCGCGCGTCTATGCCGGCGGGCACGTGTATGTGCTCCAGCTGGGCGACTGGGTCATCAGCAGCCGCTACACGGGCGCGCCGATCGAGGTGATCGGCCCGGAGGAATACGCGGAACGCTTCGGCCCCTCGGAATAGGAGGCGACATGATCACGATGGTCCTACTCCTGCACCTCATCGCGTTCTTCTGCTTCGTGTTCGCGTCGCTGAGTGTGCCGTCACGCTTCAACCTGATGGCGGTCGGGCTCGCGTTCTGGATGCTGTCGCTGATTCTTGCGCGGGCGGGGTGAGGGCACTAGATGTAGGGGCGAAAGTGACAGGACAGGTCACGAGGCGAAACGAAATCGCAATCCATCGCAATAATCGCAATGTCTCATAATCGGGCCTTCTGTTAACCAGCTAATCTTTTCCCTTGCGGCGGACTCCCGCCAGCAGTAAGGTGTTTGTACTTACCCCAGTACAAACACTTCACTGCTGACAAGGAGACGCCACCATGCCCGCCGACCAGCCCGACACCGCCCCGTTCAAAGGCAAGACTCGCTTCCATATTACCGTGACCCCGGAGGACATCGCCAAAGCCAAGCGGAACGATTCGTATAAATGCGTCGTGACCCAGGCGATCGCGCGCGCGATCCCGGAGGCGACCCGGATCGAAACGGATACGCAGACGATCCGGTTTACCTGGCAGGACAGCCGTTACATGTTTCTCACGCCCGCCTCCGTCCAGGGGTATGTCATCGCGTTCGATGCCGGCGACCCGATCGAACCGTTTTCCTTTCACCTCCGCGATCCGTTCCCCGCGCGGCGCAACGTCTATGCCCCCAAAGGCGAGCGCGCGAACCGCGCCCGGAAAGTCGCCCGGGACGCCGTGAAGCAGACCGCCCGCACCATGCAGCCGCCCCCGGACCCCGCGCAAGTCGAGCTGGAGGCGCGGGAAGCGTCGAAAGCGGCCTATGCTGCCTCCATCGCCGCGGACCAGGCGAACGACCCGATTACGACGCTGCAACACCCCGATGGCCGGCGCCGTGTGCCGCGCGTGTTCAAACGGAAAGAGCGCGCCTATGGGCATCGGCTGTTACGCATCAATCAGAAAGCCCGCGACGCCGCCCCCGTGACCGAGTAGTTGTCTGGGGCCGCTGTGCCGCCGATCGTGCAGCGGCCCTAGATCCAGGTCTCGACGACGGCGGGCTCGTCGTCCGGATGGCGATCGATCCGCGTTAACCCCTTCGCCTGGAGAAAGACGCGCGCCCCTTCCAGCGTCCGGAACCCGAACGTCTCCACGTTACCCCGGAAGGCGGCGCCGTCGTGGGTGATCCACTGGCGCACGGCGACGTAGAAGTCCGGCTGCTCGGGCGGGTGATCGAGAATCTGCCACAGGTCGAGGAGCTTCACGGCGCAGCCCAGCATACAGCCGGATCAGATCCGCCTCGTCGGTGACGAGGCCTTCGTTCAATCGCCGCCAAGACCAGCTCCAAGAGGAGCGCCTCGCGCGCCATGTCTCTAGTAAAGCATGAGCCCCGCCCACGTGAGGCGGTGGTCATTTCAACGCACAAAAAATAGGGGGCAATAGTAGCCGGATCGGGAAAGTGCGTGCCCCCCGTGCGTGCCCCTTTCGCTAAACCCTTTCAACAGTAAGCGTAAAAGATGTGGACTCCGGCTTCCTAAACCGGGGGCCCCGTGTTCGAATCACGGCGGGCGCACCTTTCTTTTCAACAACTTACCGTGATCACCCACCCCCTGGGGGCACGCACGGATGTGATATACAATGTTGAGAATTGTTAATAAATATTAACATTACGGATCGCGTGCGTGCCCCCGTGCGTGCCCCCCACGTGTGATAACACACGTCTGTGATACCCGCGGTTCCTGACACCGGAGTCCTATGCGGAAGAGCAACAAGGCGACCCACCGCCCGCGCAAGCGGCGGCTTGAACGACGTACGCGTCAGGATTTTCTGGTGCGGGACATTGATCCGAAACTGTGGGCCGCGGTGAAGCGGCGGGCGAATCGTGACGGGCGAACGCTCCGGAGGGTGGTGTTAGATCTCCTGACTATCTACGCGAATCACGATCTGATCACGTCGTTCTAATCGTCTGGCGGTTCGTCCATTACTTCACCGAGCGGAGCGATCCTCGCTTGAGCCGTGGGGCCTCTGGTGTGGAGCGGGGCCCCTGATGCTTGTGGGCCATGGCCGCGATCGTGGCGCTCACCCGTTCCGAGATCGCCCCGCCCGTGTAGATCTTCGTCGTCTCCAGACTCGCATGTTGGAGCAATTCGCCCACGGCTCCGAGATCCCCAGAGATCCGGTACGCCTCCGTGGCAAACGAATGGCGCAGATCGTAGGGGCGGCACTGCGGTGGGATGGCATCGAGAAACGCATCGAGCTCGGTGCGATCGCCAGAATCCTTCGCGGCTTTCTCTAATGCGGCGGTGACTCGGCGGATACCGCCTGCCCATGATTTCCCCATGGACGATCGCGAGAATTTCTTTCCCCATAACCCCAAGCGGGCGTAATCGCGGAAGGCGTCCACCGCGAGCGGCATGAGCGTCAGCGGCTTCTCGCCAGTGCCCGTGCCCTTGTGCCGCGGCGGCAACGTGATCCGCGCATGCACGAGATCCACATCACGCGGACGCAAGCGTTCTAACTGCATCGGGGGGATCCCAGTCCAGGCCATGATGCGGAGTCGGATCTTAAGCTCGCTCTCTGCTGGCCGTGTGCCGTGTCGTACCGCTCGCCCGCGATCGGGAATGGCCGCGAGTATGTCTGCCACATACTCCATCGGAATGAAGCGGTGCCGCCGCCGCGGTGGACGCAAGTACGTGATCCCATCGGTGGGGTGCCGCACGTCGAGCCCATCGAGCGTGTGATAGAGCGCTCGTAATGCGCGGAAGCGGTGATTGACGGTGACGATCTTGGAACCACTGTCGATCCACCGCGATCGTTGCGCGAGAATTTGATCGCGGGTGATCGTATTGCGCGGCTCGGCACCGAGCGGGCAATCAATCCAGTGCTGCAAGAGATCCGCGAAATCTTCCCGCCGTCTCGACTGCGGCAAGAGCTCGAGAAACGCGGGCACATCACCCGCGAGTGAGCCCGAGCTCGGACTCATCTGCTGATCGCGAAGCTCGAGCATTTCCGCCTGCTGGCGGTGCCGCCATGCGCGAAGGACACGGAGATCTGTACCGAGCGGCCACTTCTGCTGACGTGGCGGGATCTCCGCAGTGCTCTTCGATCCCATCCGCACCACCGCCACGAGCCACCGCCCCCGCCGTGAGATCCCTGCTTCGATCGGAATGCGTCGTGTGGCCATTCATCAATCCTTCATGCGGCGTGAGCACCGCCTATACATTCTGCACCATTTTATAACATTTGATGCGTACGCAGGTTGACAGAGCGCAATGATGAAGCGTAGAACGGTTCCTTCTGATTATCACGGTGATAATCACTACTCGTTGCGGAGGCCTCGTCACTATGCCGCATCGGCTCACCGTTGAACCCGCCGCCTATGCCCAGGTCAAAGGCATCGATGTGATGCTGACCGTCGATGACGTGTCCGCGATCTACGGTCTGGCCCCGTCTACGATTCGCTGGAAGTGTCGACAGGGACTCTTCCACCCCCAGCCTGCACGGAAGTACCCGTACCGCTGGCGCGCATCCGACGTGAAGCGGGATATTGAGACGCAGGGCGATGACCGCTACGCGAAGCACGGCTTCGCCACGACGCGGAAATTCCGCACCGCCAAAGTCGAAGAGCCGCACACCAATGGACGCAAGCGCGGGCGTCCACGCAAAACAGCGTCCGGAGAATAAACACCGTGGGCCGCCGCTTCGTCGATGTGCGCTGGATTGAAAAGCGCATGAAGCGGAAGGATGAGCGCGTGAACACAGCACTGGCACAGTTACGAAAGGGGGCCGCTGATATGGATCGTTTGGCACTTGCACCCATGCCCGCCAGCACGGCCCCCGCCGTGACGGCCGACGAACTCGAACTCATCCGGAAAACGATCGCGAAGGATGCGACGCCGGAAGAACTGAAACTCTTTCTCTACGACAACGCCCGCCAAGGGGTGCACCCGCTCGACAAGCTGATCCACTTCACGAAGCGCGGGCGCGAAGGCCGCTACACCCCGATCACCTCGATCGACTTCATGCGGATTCGCGCGGCCGATTCCGGCGAATGTATCGGCAGCGACGATGCGACATTCGCGGGCACGCCCATGACGGCGAGCTTCGAGGCGCACGTCACGGTGTATCGCCTGGTGCAGGGGCAGCGGGCGCCGTTCACGGCGACGGCGCGGTGGACGGAATACAAGCCCGATCAGGATTTCATGTGGAAGCGCATGCCGCATCTCATGCTGGCGAAGTGCGCCGAGGCGCTCGCATTGCGGAAAGCGTTTCCGAAGCAACTGCACGGCCTCTATGTGAAAGAGGAAATGGAGCAAGCGGCCGATCGTCGCCCGCTCACGAAAAGTCTAAAACCTTCGCCGGGGCCGGCCGTGACTGACGCGGTGATCGCCGATCCGGGGCTGGGAGTCTCCGCGACTCCGGCGAATTTGAATCAGGTGCCTGAAGCGTGGCGGCCATTCGTCCAAAGCGACGATCCCGATCGGCTGCAAGGCCGTGTCGTCAACATCACCGACGAAACCAAAACCAACAGGAAAGGCACGCCGTTCACGAAATGGTCGATCACGCTCGACAGCGGCGAGCTCGTCACGACGCTCGATCGCGATCACGCAGACACCGCGATCATGGCGAAGCACGATCACGCGATCGTCGGACTGACGACGAAAGACACGCGCTGGGGAAAAGACATCCTCACGATCGCGCGCATTCCGGAGGCGGGCGATGACGCGGCGTTTTGAAGCGGAACCGGCGATCCGGCCGCCCGCGGATTTTCTCGACTGGTATCACGAGATCACGATGCTCGCGGATCTCGAAGGCGAAGCCGCTGTCGTGGGGATGGTGATGACATATGCGCCCGTGGAGTGTGTGCGGGCCTTCGCCTATAACCCGGTGCTATGGATCGAACTGCTCACGCGGGCGCGCTATGCGGATCGCTGCCGCTTTGCGTTCGGCGTGTATGCGGGCCGGCGCGGCGTGGGGGTGTGATGGGAAACCGTAAACCAAGGAGGGATAGATGACAAAGAAACCGGCAGCGGCGACAACGGAACGCGACTACGGCGATCTCTGGACGCGGTATCGGGTGCGGTGGGCATTCCTGACGAGTCTGTGTGGTTCGACACCGGCCGATCCGGAAGTGGTCGCGGCGTGGCTAGCGGCGCGACAACCTAAAGTGAAACCGGCCGGTGCGCTCTCGATCCAAGAGATCAACGAAGAAGTCCTCGCGAGCATCGAACGCGGCGAGGGCGAAGCGGACCAAGCATACAGCCTTTTGAAGTTTCAGCGCCACGAGGGCGTGATCGTGATGCGGTATGCGACGGTGCGGGCGCACATGAAGGACTGCGCACGGGTGCTCTCGGCGCAATTCGTCGGACGTATCCAGGGGGAGCGCGCGTTCAGCACGCGCGTGATTAACGGCGTGTATCTCGACGAGCACGAATACTGGCTGCCGGTGCGCCGGCCGAACGGGGATCCGATCACGAAGGCGGATGGCGAGCGCGACAAGGCGATCCATGTGCGCGGCCCCCGCGGCGAACCGCTGAACGCCCTGAAGCGGTTTGAATTCATCGAGCCGCCGGCCGTCCTGGACTTCACGTTGAAAGTCCTCGGCCGCTCCGTCTCGGAAACCGACTTACACCACCTGTTCACCTACGGAGGCACACATGGCTACGCCGGCGAAAGAAGCGACGGGGAAGGCCGTTACACCTACACCCTCGAACGACTCCCCGATGGTGCCGAAGCTCCGGCCGAACGCGCCGCAACTCCGCACCGTTGAAGCGATCGCGGCGAAGCACGAACAGATATTCGACGCACTTGAGCGAGATGCCATCTCCGGGAAGATCGCGGAGCAGATGGGCCAGCAACTCAAGGGCATCGTAAATCTCGCCACGATGGAAATGCGGTTCTGGCAACTCGTCTTGAAATACAAACGCAAGGCGCCGGTACCGCGGAATCCAATCCTGCGGAGTCAGATGGGGCTGGGGCCGGTGATCGCCCCGTCCGATGGCGAAGTCATCCGCCAACTCCTCCCGGACGATGGCCGCTGACGCCGAGTGATGCTCTGCAGCGGGTTGGGTTGTTGTGACGTCGAGATGCGCGGTGCGGTGAAGTGGAGTGGAATGCGCGGTTCTGAACTGCGATGACGCCGAGATGTGCAGTGTTCGGCAGTGGACTGGAGTGCGCTGATCTGAAGTGCGTTGGCGTCGAGAACTGGCGTGCTGCGATGTGAAGCGTGCTGGAGCGACGTGAAGCGGCGTCGAGATGTGACATGCAGTGAAACGATCTGTCATGCCGTCGAGGGGCGAAGTGAACTGGTGTGCCGTGCCTTGGGTTGTGCGGTGCGGTGAGATGGCGCCAAGTACTGTTGTGTAGCGTTGTGAGCCGGTGCGCCGTGGCGCGAGGTGCGGTGGGGTGGCGTGACGTCGAGCGGCGATCTGCAGTGTGTTGTTTTGTCGTCGAGCAATGAACTGGCTGGTCATGTCGTGGTGTGGCCTGGCGTCGAGGGATGTGGCGTGGCGTAGCGAAGTGAAGGGTGATGACGTGCCGTGACGCCGAGCAGTGCCGTGGTGTGTCGTGTGGGGCAGTGTCGGGGCGTGCATTGTCGTGTGGTGTCGTCGAGGCGCGTTGTGTCGCGTTTCGTCGTGTCTGTGTGCTGAAGTGAGGTGCCGTCGAGCTTTGACTTGCCGCGCAGTGGGGTGATCCGCCCTGGTTTGATGTGACGCCGAGTCGTGCCGTGTCGTGTGCCGCAGGGCCGTGGGTCTGTGGTGTGTTGACGTCGAGTCGTGAAGTGTCGCGCAGTGCACGGTCGTGCGGTGTAGTGCCGTCAAGCCGTGTCGTGTTTTGTGCTGTTCAGTGGTGGGGTGAAGTGACGCCGAGTTGTGTGCCGCAGTGAAGTGGCGCCCAGTGCCGTGAAGTGACGCCGAGTGGCGTAGTGTCGCGCGGTGACGTGACGCGTCGTGGCGTCGAGAAGTGGTGTGAATTGTCGTGAGGTGCCGTGACGTGTTCCATATCAGCACATAAAAAAGAAAGAGAAAGAAAGAAAGGTATCCAAAGAAAGAAAGAGAAAGAAAAAAGATCTACAGATGCCAGACGAGCAGATCGTGAAACTTGGAGTGGTGCAAGGTGGCTGTTGGGTCAACCCTTTCAGTAGATATATATGTACCGGACACGAATCGATTCAAAACGGCACACGGATAAATTCGCGCAGTTTGCGGCCACCTATCCGTCGAGTCGGCGGATGACCGGTGCCAGTGCACGGAACGCGTTCGCCCAGGCGCTCAACAAGGTGCCCTATGCGGTCATGCTCCATGCCCTCGAGCAGCACAAACGCTCGGAGCAATGGCGCCAGCACATCGTGCCGTCGATGACGACGTGGCTCATCGAGGAGCGCTGGTGCCAGACGCTACCGGAGCCGCAGTTGTCGCCGGCGGATCAGGCGCAGCGGCACCGGAGCACGTCGCCCTTTACCCACGCGCGCCGCCTGGGGCTGAAGCGGTGACGTGGGCCTGGACGGTGGCGATCGTCGGCGGGATCCTCGCGGCGCTGGGCGCCTACTTCCTCGTCGCCCTCTGGCTGTATGCCCGGGACGTCTGGCGGGAGCGGCGGTTATGAGCGCCACCGACGACGAGATCCTGGACGCCATGCAGCGGTATGGCGGCGGCTTCGTGATCGCCCTCGCCCGTCTCTTTCAGCGTGCGGATCCCGTCAATCAGGCGATCCTGCGGGACGCCTTCCGCCACTATTTTGCGGAATATCGGGAGATCGTCGAACGTCGCCGGCCGCCGCAGTGCCCGATCTGCGGCTCGTATACCTGGACGTATCGCGGCGACGCCCAAGTCTGTAGTGACTGCGGCCGATGACGCTCCTGATGCTCTCCCTCTTCGCGCAGGTCGCCCTCTGGTCCGGGCAGGGCGCGGATCTCACGACGACGCTCGTCGCCGTGCAGTCCGGGCACTTCACCGAAGCCAATCCCGTGCTGTCGAATTCGCCCGTGCGCCTCGTGGCCGTGAAGGTGGGGACGATCGCCGGGATCCATTACCTGCTGCACCGCCTCTCGCACGAGCATCCGAGACTCGCCACGGTCGTGGCGTCTGCGGTCGGGGCGGTCGGATTTGGGGCGGCGACGGTGAATCTCCAGCGCCTGCGATCGCGGGCGGGGCGATGACGCTGGATCGCTGGCGCGGCACGCGTGGGATCGTCGGGTGGTTGGTGTTTAAGTGGGACGTGTGGCAGATCCGGCGGTTCGCCCGCCGATTGCGAAAGGCGTCAATGCGTAGTCTGATCCTCGTCGCCGCGCTCACGCTTGCCGGGTGCGATTTCCACATCACGAACCCGGCGCCCGTCGTCACCGCCGGCACGACGGCCCCGGGCAACATCACCATCAGCAACACGAACACGAACACCGCGACGACGGATCGCAGCGACACCGAACCCACGCCCGCCCCCACGGGCACCGGGACGCCACCGCCCGCGTCGGGAGTCCTTCCACTTCCGACGTATGGCGAAGGCGTGGCCCGGGACTACGCCGCCGCGCACCCGAACCAAGTCACGCACTCGTGCCAGCTCGTGGACGGCGAAGCCGCCTGGCAGTTTCTCGACGGGGTGATCCACTTGCTGCAGGCCCGCGATGCCCGCTGGGGTTACTTGTGCAAAGACGCCAGTTGTGCCACGAAGGCGCGCGACATCGTGGCGTATCGGGCGAGCACCGGCGATACCGGGATCTGGATCGTCGACGTGTTGGGCAGTCACTGCCCCGGGCCGGGTGATTCGCCCACCGAAGTCCGCTGGGGGCCGCTACCATTTGAAACCACGCGGCGCTGGAGTGGCACGCGGTGACGGTCAACTATGCGGTGACGTTTGAATTTGACGAACGGCCGCCCGTCACACACAGAGGCACCGTGACGGCTGGCCAGGTGCATGTATGCGTGGCCAGGGCGACACGAATGGCGAAGAAGGCCCTGCGGCCTAAGAATTGGTCGTCTATGGTGGTAGTGCTACTAGATCGCGTCCAAGAGAGCGAGCCGGCCGCATGATCACCACACAAGACACCGCCAGATTGATCGACCTAAAGAAGCGCGTCGAGAACATGTCGCCCGGTGATCAGTTACGGCTCTGTGGGGCGCTCGTGGACGAGGGCTCCGAGGGCAGCCTGGCGATCGCGGAGACACTCGCGGGCCGCGTGCTCGATGAATTGCGATGCGTTCGGATGCACAAGAAGGGGAAGACGTGAGCACCGATCGCGACGCGTGGACGCAGTTTCTGAAGGATCACCCAGATCCCCGTGCCCCCCTGCGCATGGCGAAGGCGAACAAATACCACGCCACGAAAGTGCAGATCGATGGCATCTGGTTCGACAGCCGGCGCGAAGCCGCCCGCTATCAGGAGCTGCAGCTGCTCGTCCTAGCCGGCGAGATCGCGGCGCTGGAGGTGCATCCCGGGTTCGCCCTCATGGTGCCCGACCTGACGACCGAAGGCCCGCCGATCGTGTGGAACACGATCGGCTGGTATCACGCCGACTTTCAGTATCGGAACGTCCACACCGGCAACGTCATCGTCGAAGACGTGAAGTCGAAGCCGACGCGCACAGAGGCGTATAAACTGCGGAGGAAATTCGTCGAAGCGCAATATCAGATCGTGATCGTCGAAGTCGATTAACTCAGCAACGGAAGGACGCACATGCAATCGAAAATGGCCTTGATTACGTTCATGGACGGCGACGGTAGCCGCCCCGATAACAGTCTGCCCGGCGGCCTCCCGCCTGGCGCCGTCAACCTGCCGGTGTTCCCGTTCGATCCGACGATCGATAACAGCCTGCCCGGCGGCAGCGGCCGCCCCGATCAGGGCTTACCCGGCAGCCAGCCCGGCATCGATAACACGCTCCCCGGATCCCCGACGTATCCCTCGCAGGGGCTGCCCGGTGGCGGGCACGTCTCGGGCCAGCCGATCGTCCCGGGCCGCAAGTTCGTCGTGAAGTGGCTGGCCTGCGTCGGCCTGATTCTCGTGCCCGATAACACGCTCCCCCCAACGGCAGAACCGAAGGCGTAATGACCGACGAGCTGGCCGCGCTCGCGCGTCGCATCGTGGATCTCGTGGAATCCCATGCTCCCGAGCCGTTCATTCCCGGCGCTAATGATCCCGTGCGCGAGATGGTCATACGTCGGATCGCAGACATGATCCGAACCGAAGGAGGACACATGGCCCAAACACCGACACCGAAGCCGCCCACACCGACGACCCCGACGCCGCCGCCGTCGACGCCCACACCCACGGGGCCAACCGATCCCACGCCCCCGGATGTGCGGCACGGGCAAGGCTAAGTGTTAGTCGTGCGGCCGATGACGGTGACGCGCGCCGTGCCGTTTGTGGCGCGGGTGCATCGACGGCTGCCGGCCATACAAGGGGCACTCTGGGCGATTGGCCTGTGGTCGGAGATCGGCCCGTGGTCGAAGCCGGAACTCGTCGGCGTGGCGCTGGTGGGGCTACCCGCGCGACTGCTCATGGCGGATCATACGCTGGCGGTGCTGCGGGTCGCTGTCGTCGAGGGACACGCCAATGGCTGTTCGATGCTCTATGGGGCATGCGCGCGGGCCGCACGGGCGATGGGTGCGCGGAACCTTGTCACGTATACGCACGCCGACGAGTCGGGTGTGAGTCTGAAAGCCGCCGGCTGGATTGATGGCGGGCTGACGGATGGCGGCGCGTGGGGTCGGGAAGGCCGCGAGCGGGCGCTTCCGATTGACGGTCTAGCGAAGCGCCGCTGGTGGGCACCGTGGAGTGAACGCGCGATACGAGACGAACGCGGCATGACGGGGTAACACGTGCGCGCATATTTACACATCGCCTGCATACTTATGCTCGTGGGCCTGGTGGCCTGCGGTGTGGCGATTCAAGGGCGGATCGATGTGGGATCGGAAGCAGGCCGGCCTACCGATTCGCCCTGTCCGGGAGTGCAACCGTAATGCGGACACGCGATCTCGAGCGGCTCCTCGTCGCACTCGAGACGCAGTCCGACCGCACCGCGGACGTGCTGGGCACATTGATCTCCTGGATGGTGCAATCGGCGAATAGTCCGATCCGTCGAGACGAAGCCATCGCGTTATTAAAGCGACTGGAAGCCCGCAAGGGGAAGTAATGCGTTGTATCTATTGCGGAGAGGACCGATTGATCGAACGCATTCCGCCCTGGTGGTATTGCGCCGTCTGCGGCCGGGCCTGGTATGCCAAATAGGCCTCTGCGTGCGTGCGTGGTGCCCGGCTGCAGTGCCCTCGTCTCGACGGGCCGCTGTGCCCCGCATGCGGTCGCGCTCGAACACACGCGCCCGAATCGGGACGTGCGCAAGTGGTATTACACCGCAGCATGGGCGCACCTACGACAGCACGTGTTGACCGATGCGGCCTTCACGTGTGCGCAATGTGGAATGGTGCAAGCAGCGTTAGATGTCGACCACATCGTCAAGCACTATGGTGATCCCGCAGTGTTCTGGGATCGGGCCAATCTCCAAGCGCTCTGTAAACCGTGTCACAGCCGCAAAACCGAACAAGGTCGATAACATGCGAACGTGGGTTGATCTCACTCGATGGGGGGCGGTCGAAAGGTCTGTAAGTCTAGGTGCGCCAAACAGATC